CTAAAGGTGTTAAAATAGCAATCAAAGGTTGGTAATGAATCTATTAAAAAAATTGTGGAATTTCCTATTCGGGAAAAAAGAAGAACCCTTAATTTTAGAAACTCCTGCAGAAAAAGTACAAACAGTTAATCATTGCAACTCTCATTTGAGATTTAGGAAAAATTGCCCTGATTGCTTAAGAGTAGTAGCCCTTATATAATATGGAAGCCGAACATATCGTTCATAAACTTCAAAGAGCATTAGAAAGAAGAGTCAATCAATTGGCAATCTCGGTTACGTCTGGAGGGGTTGACAACATGGAAACTTACAAGTATATAATAGGACAAATTAATGCACTGGAATCAGTGCGACAGGAAATCTCTAACCTGCAACATGATAAGGAGCTAAATGACACATCAGGAACCGTTATCGACCTCAGCAAAGGTCTCAAAGATTCACCTTCCAAATAAAGAATTAGTTGGATTAAAAAAACCAAAAGAAATTACTAAAGAAACTACAAAATTACCTAAACCCACTGGTTGGCGTATATTAGTTTTACCTTTCAGAATGAAAGAAAAAACTGACGCAGGTCTTTTAATCGGATCAGAAACCATAGACAGACAGCAAGTAGCATCACAATGCGGAAACGTAATGGCGATGGGCGATGCTTGTTATAAGGATAAAGAGAGATATCCTAACGGTCCGTGGTGCGCGGTTGGTGATTGGGTGGTCTTTGCACGTTATGCAGGATCACGTATAGAAATTGAAGGTGGAGAGGTTCGTCTTTTAAATGAAGATGAAATTTTAGCAACAGTACAGGATCCAACAGATATCCTGCACAAATATTAACATAGGAAGGAACTATGCCAGAAGAAGAAAAAAAACCAAGTGAAAAATTGGTTGATATTGATACATCAGGGCCTGAAAAAGATGTAGCAGTAGAAGAAGTAAAAGAGGAGGCCGTTGTAGAAACCAAGGAAGAAGAACCAAAGATCACGGAAGTTGAAAAAGAAGAACCAAAAAAAGAAGAAGATACTAAACTAGAAGAATATAGTAAAGGCGTTCAAGGACGTATTGCTAAACTCACAAGAAAAATGAGGGAAGCGGAACGTAGAGAAGCTGCTGCTACTGAATATGCTTCTGCTTTAGAATATCAAAGAAAGGCAGATCAGGATAGATTTCAAAAAGTTGATTCTGATTTTACTAAAAAATTTGAGGACAACATCAAAACGGGAATGGAATCTGCGCAAAATGAATTAGCGCGTGCCATTGAAGCGGGTGATGCTGCAGCTCAAGTTCAAGCAAACAAAAGAATTGCTACATTAGCATTTGATAGTGCAAAAATGGAGCAACGAAAAGAAAGTAGGGAGCAGGAAAGACCTGTACAACTTTCTGACGGTGGACAATTACCTAGAGAGACACCAAGACAAATGCCACAAGCTGATCCTATGGCTGAAGATTGGGCAAGTAAAAATACATGGTTTGGACGAGACAGACCTATGACTTTTACTGCGTTCGAGATTCATAAGGATTTAGTTGAAAAAGAGGGATTTGATCCTAAGTCTGACGAATATTATATGGAAATCGATAAAAGAATAAAAGTTGACTTTCCCCATAAATTTGGTAATAGTGAGACAACTACGCCTAGACCCGTTCAGTCGGTGGCTTCTGCGAATAGAAGCGTAAAACAAGGGCGCAAAACTGTGAGACTCACTTCTTCACAGGTGCACATTGCAAAAAAATTAGGAGTGCCACTCGAAGAGTATGCAAAACAATTAAAACTCACGGAAGGAGCATAAGCATATGATAAAAGACAAAAAAATAACTTCTCGTGCGGCGGAAACTCGGACAAAAACTGAACGTCCTAAAGAGTATAAGCCACCATCCTCTCTGGATGCACCACCAGCGCCTGACGGTTTTAGACACCGTTGGATTAGAGCTGAATCAATGGGTTTCAACGACGGTAAAAATATTTACGGAAGATTGAGATCTGGATATGAGTTAGTGAGAGCTGACGAATACGACGATTCAGATTACCCTGTCATCACTGACGGAAAACACGCTGGAGTGATTGGAGTAGGAGGCCTATTGTTGGCTAGGATACCTGAAGAACTCGCGAAAGCGCGTGTTGATTATCAGAAAAGACAAACTGAAGGTCAAGACGAAGCTGTAGACAACGACTTGCTGAAGGAACAACATAAGAGTATGCCGATCGACATCGATCGACAGTCTCGCGTAACCTTCGGTGGTACAAAGAAGTAAATTTTATTTCTCGGGATAACAACCAATTCCCTATCATCGATTTAAATTAACCTGTTTATAGGAAACTATAAACTTTAAGGAGTAATAACATGGCAAATAGAAACGATAGTGGTTTTGGTTTGATTCCTACAGGTACGCTTGGCTCAACGCCATCTACTCAAGGACAAGGCAAATACTACATAGCAGCTGCGTATGATGCTGACTTATTCCAAGGATCATCTGTAAGGATTGTCAATGGATATCTTATATCAGCGCAAGCTTCTATCACCACGTCAACTATTGGTGTGTTAAACGGTATTTTTTATAATGCCGCTACCACATTGAAGCCGACATGGTCAAACTGGTACAACCAGCCAATTACTCCAGCAAACAGTGAGAACATTACAGCATTTGTTCTTGATAACCCTTTCCAACTTTATGTTGGTTCTGCTGCCGCAGCAGTTCTACAAGCTGACGTTTTTGAAACGTATGGCTTGACGGTAACTGCAGCAGGTAGTGAAACAAGTGGTCAATCAAGTTCAGAGATTGTTGGAACTGTTCACGCAACGGCAAACGCATGGAGACTTTTACGTTCGGCTGAGGATCCTGAGAACAACGACATTACAGCAGCTAACTGCAGTTTTGTTGTGGTTCAGAATCTCAACCAAGTAAACTCTGGTGGTTTGACGTCTGCATCATAATAGGAGCACATAGACATGGCAATATCAAGAGCACAGCTAGTTAAAGAACTAGAACCAGGCCTAAATGCACTATTTGGGCTGGAGTACAAACGGTATGACAACGAGTCTGCCGAAGTATACGTAACCGAGTCTAGTGACAGAGCTTTCGAAGAGGAAGTAATGTTATCAGGATTCGCTAACGCAAATGTAAAAGCAGAAGGTCAAGGCGTATCATACGACGACGCGCAAGAGACTTACACTGCTCGTTACACTATGGAAACGATCGCGCTTGCTTTCGCTATAACTGAAGAAGCTATCGAAGATAATCTCTACGATAGACTAGCTTCTAGATATACAAAAGCACTAGCAAGATCTATGTCAAACGCTAAACAAGTTAAAGCAGCTGTCCCATTAAACAACGGTCTACCTTCGGTAGCAACGTTTAAAACTGGTGACACTAAATCTTTGTTTTCAACTGATCACACAACTATCAGTGGAACATCGTGTTCAAACACTTTAACTACTCAAGCGGATTTAAACGAAACTTCATTAGAGCAAGCATTGATTGATATCGCTGCAATGGTCGATGAAAGAGGTTTAAAAATCGCGGCTAAAGGAACTAAAATGATTATTCCTTCAGCTAACCAATTCAACGCTGAGAGATTATTAAAATCTCAAGGTAGAGTTGGTACAGCGGATAATGACATCAATGCAGTCAACTCTATGGGAATGGTTCCTCAAGGATACAGAGTAAACCATTTCTTAAATGATTCTGACTCATGGTACATTATCACTGACGTTCCTAATGGTATGAAACACTTTGAAAGAACAGCATTGACAACTTCAATGGAAGGTGATTTCGATACTGGTAACGTTAGATACAAAGCTAGAGAAAGATACGTCTTCGGATGTTCTGACTTTAGAGGTATCTACGGCGTTGAAGGTGCGTAATCTAAACTAATTATGTGGCGGCCTTAAAACCGCCACATTTCTAAAATAGAAAGAAAAAATGAGAAAATTCCTAGTTCATATCAATGCTTATCAATATCAGTCTAAATTTGATGTTTTGGCTGAGGATAATTGTGAATCTATTGAAAATTCAATAGTTGACAAATTGGGAGATAAGAGTATAAAGTGGGAATATCTTGGAGAAATGATGGATCCCAAGATAAACAGAATAACCTATGAGGAGGTTATCGATGGTCAAAGACCTGTACAAACAAAAACGGTCCTTGGAGTTGAGGTGGCAACTGGAGTATGAGCAAGAAGGTAAATATACTCTGGACATGGTCAGAATTGATGACAAAATTAGAGAAGTCATTACTGAGATCAAACTCGAAGAATCTAAGATTGCAGATAGAGAAAATGCAATCAATAATGCTGCCCCCGAAGTTTCTGTGGCAACTTAATTAAACGCCACATCGCTGAAATCGTACTTTTATGCAGGGATCTCTTGCACTCAACTAAAATCTACTATATAAATAAATCACTATACAATTAATTAAGAACATAGACGAGTATAGTCGACGGCCTAGAGACTATGTTCAGAAACTAGGAGGATAATATGGCAACAACTACATTTTCCGGCCCAATTAAAGCTGGAACAATTAGAAACACAATTGGATCTACACTTGGCACAAATGTGGCAAATGTGGGCTCTGTTGTTATGTCTCAATCAGCAGATACAGAGCTGACTCATGCAACTACTACAGCGACAGCGTTAGGAATTATAATTCCTGCGAAAAGTCAAATTATAGGTGT